TCAAACATACCTAGTCAGTATGCAGTTGTAGTGCCCGATGCACCCGCTATCCAAGCGAAGAGTGCAGAGCCCCGACGTAAAGGAATCAACGAATATATGCTGCGAAGAAGTCGCATGCTGTTGAGATCCTCGTCTGCTCAGGCTGTGGAAACAATCCAGCCCTATAAGGTTAATGATAAACCCGGGGATGAGACTGGTATTGTGGGCTATCATGAACGCCGAATCCTAACTGTGCGAGATTGGAAAGAATACGATTTTCCAGTCTTAGATTTTCTTGGTTGGTGGAACAACTCAAGATTTGGCGCAGCGGAGGGAAAGATGTTCGCCGAACACTTTGGTGTCCATTTTCATGAGCGAAATAAACGTGTACGTCTACCATTCTCATTGGTGGATGAGCTCAAGAATTATTGGACAGAAAAACCAAGGGATGGGAAAATGCAAAATTATGCATTGTGCGTATCGAGGAGCCGTGCTATTGTTAGTGAACTAGCTATTACAGCAGAACAAGAGTACGAAGCGAATCTTTATGCCCCGGCATTAGCTTTTGTGCTATCGTGGGACAGTCAACAAAATGTCTCGCGGTTTTGTACAGGAAGTTATGTGCATGCCGGTCCGGTAGTTGAAAAGAATGTTCAAGCATTGAACACACGGGTAGGCTTGGTATTGACCTTCACCGTGGCTAGTAGTATTCTTCTAGCTTCAACTGCTTTTTTATATTGGCGAGCATGTAAATACCCATTGTTTCAACCGGATTTAGTCCGTTGGAAACGTCTGTTAGTAGGTGTTGAGTTGAATCCCGGACCATGTCAATGCACAGGTTGCTTTTGGTACGGGTGGTGGTGTAAATCCGACTATCGATTGTTGCAGCAACGCAATCGACGTATGGTAGCACTGGGCTTAATTCCACCTTCATTGCCACCACAGGTGGCAAAGGTGGTTGCCTTTCCTCAACCAACTGACGTTGTTCCAATACGAGCACGATTATAATGAGTCGGCCCGTGGTTGAGCGCAGTTTAGTTAACTGTGCAGATTTGCCACAACCAGCCCGAATAAAAAAAGGGGCTAAGCTGCGGTTGTGTGATGGAGACCTGAGAGGGAACCTTCGTCTCAAAAACCCGACGTCGTTGTCGGGGAAGCAAGTGGTATTTGGCTTTAGTTCAGGCAACTACGCCCCCACAGCTTTTTGCTCTAATCAGCATAATGAGAAACAAGCTCTGTTGGCTCGTGTGTTATGTGACACGACCGAACCAACTGAGGACTTGGCACTGTGTTTAGAATGGTGTAAAAGGAATCATTCTAAGATTTTCCCACGAATGCACAGTGTGAAGAGTGTACCCTTTGAGGTGTATTTGAAGCGTTCGAATGCGTCTCCTAGTGTCAAGCGGCGCCTGGCAACAACTTATGAAAATTTACAGAATGATGGCATAACTGAATTTTCTAAGTTGTCCCGTAGCCAACTTTATCGTTTTACTACCAGATCTTCCTTTGTGAAAGTTGAAAACGACCTATATGAATCACCATTGGGTCGCAAACACAAAGCACCAAGATTGATTCAGGGTGCACAACCTGAGTTTATTTGCTTAGTAGGGCCGTGGATAATGGCCTTGCAAGATCTGTTAAAACGCCGGTGGAATTTAGGAAATAATATTTGTTTCACTAGCGGAGTAAGCGCGGAGGATGCTGCTAAATTTATTGTGGATGGGACTGGTCCTTGGTTGGAAGATGACCTTGGTAAGTTTGACAGTTCCATTAGACGGCCATGGTGTGAATATGAAGTGTGGTTGTGCCGTAGATTCGGTGCACCGATTGCTGTTTTAGAGCTAATGCAAGCTAATATTAAAACGCATGGTAACACTGCCCATGGTTGGAAGTATAAATGCGATGGCACTCGTAAGAGTGGTGATCCTTACACCTCACTTATGAATTCCATTATTAATGGCGTATCTCATTTGTACCTGTATTGCAAGTGGACTAATAAAACGGTCGATCAATCCAGGTTATCCCTTAAAATGCTCACGCAAGGTGATGATAATCTTATGAGACACTCTGAAAGGACCAAATTCCCTTGGACAGCTGGTATGGCTGGCCTGGGATTTGAGAGCGAAGCCATTTATAGACCGAACTATCGAGAAGTCGAGTTTTGTTCGAGCCGCATTTATGCCACTAGTGAGGGATATGTTTTTGGACCTAAGCCCGGGAGAGTGTTGGCTAAAATGGGTTATGTGATAAACCCGCCAAGCGATGTTTCACG